TATCAACGTCATACTTAATTTTAGACATGGCGTCAGCCAGAGTCTCAATCTCCTCATGCTTATGCTTCCACAGGATGTCAGCAATCTTGGGGAGGTAAGCGCATATAAATCGTCTGGCATAAACATTTCTCTGGCCAATAAGTTTTGGTATACGCTTTAACTCATCAAACTGGTCATCTGTAATGCCAAAGTTTCTTTTAAATATCATGCACAGGGAATACATTTTTAAGGTGTCAGCCCCGTAAAACTTATCAATCAGCAGCCGATCCCACTCCCTTTGTAGATTCACGGGGGCCTGTTTATCCACTGTTCTTCTCCTTTATAGCCTAGTGCCACCACGATTAGCGCAGGGCCATACTTGGGCTAGAGCATTAACCACAAGGGAATCAGCGGAGTAATGCCTTCTTTCGGGATTGAGTTCTAAATACTGCTTGACAACATCCCGGGCTTGTCCTGCGGTTACATTTTGTGGGGCACATACCTTTACCCTAGCGTAAACATCAGCCACACCTTGAACGTAGCCAAGGGCAACCATCTTTGGAATAGCCTCCGAGTCGTTCATCCTAGACAACAGGCCGTTGCCATCCATAAACTCAGCACTCGCCATGCATGGGACAAACAGCAAACTTGCAATTAGTTTTTTCATTTTAGATTACCTCCTGATTTAACAATGTCACCACCAAACACATAAGTCCCAACGTGCTCCAGTTTAATAAACGGGTTTGCGTAGATCTTGCCCCCGTGCTTACGCCACAGTTCGCAAAAGTGGTAATCCTCAGATAGCAGCGCCCCCGTGTGGTCAATGCTCGTGGCGAAGAACTCATGGGTCAGAGGCTTGGTGTACTCCCCGTTTTCTTGATGCGATGATGTCCGATATGTCGGCACGTGTGGCATAAGATCTTCAAACACCTTGCGCTTAATCAGCATGAATCCTGTGCCGCCGTGGCGTACCTCGATCAGTCCATCGGAATCAGACTCCTGTGTTTTACCTTCCATGTTAAATACAAACGCCCCACCATAGTTCTCAACGTCTTCCTTGCCAGCCTTGATGGCCTTCTTGATCTGCTTCCAGTCAACTTCTTTCTTAGGGTATATACCTACGCAGATGTCTTTATCGGCCGCCATCAGTGTTGCCACTGCCTGTCCATCAAATGAAATGTCAGCATCCACAAACATTAAATAGTCAAACCCCTTCTCCAAGAACAGACGGGCTAACTCGTTACGAGCGCGGGTAATCAGGCTCTCATTCATAATCTGCGCCCAGTACACAGGCACGTTGACTTGCCTCATCTTGTTCAGAGTACCCAACAGACCCGCTACATAATGCCCCGTACACATACCGCCGTACATTGGGGTTGCAATCATCAGACTTGGTTTCTTTTCTTCGCTCATACTTTCCTCACAATAAGTTGATACCCGGAATGGGCAACAATTAATTCATCTTCAAACATATTTACAAAAGAATCGACAGCCAGTTTGGGACGCTGCAACAGGGTGAACCCCGGCGGCTTCCATGCGTAGTCATCGAACACCATGAATCCGTTCTGCTTTAACAGAGGCCAAGACATACAAGCATCTGTCAAAACATCTTTGGCTAGGTGCGATCCATCAATGTAGATAAAGTCAAACAATAACTTTTCCTGAGCAATTGCAGGCAGCCATGTGGTAGATAGTCCCTTGCACTTGTTTACCTTGCGCTCTACGTAGTTCCCGGTTACTAAACCTATGTTCTGATCAAACCGTAACTCAGACCCATTCATATCTTCAGGCGTATGCTCAGAGCCACCTTCCCATGTGTCGATGCAGTAGATCTCCCCGCCATCTTCCATCATCTTCTCGATCGTCCAAACCGCAGACCTCCCTTCAAAGGAGCCAATCTCTAAGAAGTGTTTACGTTCTGGCAGATGGGGTATCAACTGCTCCCACACTTTGGGCGCCCACCCAAACCAATCTTTTGTGTACTGATAGTCACTCATTTTTTGGTCCTCTTTTTGATTGCAGGCAAACCGATCGGCATCGATTCCCTTGCATCCATCATTGCATCAGCAAACCGATACGCCTCTTCGGCTATGTCTTCCTCATCCCTGATGATCAGGGCACACATGGCAAGACCCGCAAAGATGTCTCTCAAGGTATCCTTATCGTGGTCCGTCATTGAGACTCTCCAAGGCCAAGATCTGATCCGATAGAACGGCCCCGATATCCCGGCCATTAACGGCTACCATCTGCGCCTCTTTACAGTCGAACACAACCTTGGCCGCATCCCTGATGCCCTTGTTGTATCCACCCTTGAAAGAGTCATTGCCATTGATCATTACGGTGATGGCATCCCGAATCATCGTGGACGCCTTGCGCTCCTTGGCAAGGGCCTTGATCTTTACAAACAACTCCTCAGGCAAATAAACTGAGTAAGGTACTAATTTCTTTTCCATGTTTCATATTCCTTTTGTATTTTTTCTAGCCTCTTTCGTGCTTGTTCATCGGTCTTTAGTTCTGATCTAGACTGAACTCCAAGGGCATCCCGCATCCAGTCGGTCGCTTCCTTCTCGTTCTTGGTGATGATCTGAGTGTCATCAAACAAATAGTCCCAAAAGGTAGGGTCTCGGCACAGCAGGCCAGCAATACGCACGTACTTATTGCCGTCAAATTCCTGCGGATCCATCGGGGTTTCGTCTACACCTATACGAACCATGACCACCTGATACCTAGCCCCCACAAAGTGGCGCAGCAGGTCTTCAGGTATATCGTCAGGGTGCAAAGACAGGGTAAGAACATAGCCGGTCTTATCCTGTTTCAGTGCAACCTTGACGGCCTCAAAGTTCATGGTCTTCATCTAGCCCCCTTAGAAAGGAACGTCTTCGTCAGGAGTAACTGGCGCTTGGGGTTTGATATACGGCTCAGATGCCTTCATCGATATGCACTCCTTGCCGTTGATCTCTTTCTTCCAACCTGCGATCGATATCTTTACTGGGTCTTCGCCCTTGCTGATCAGCGCCTGAAGCAGGCTCTTCTCAATCAGGATGTCGCCCTTGAGATCCGGATATGTATCTGACTTCTTGTACTCGTTGGGCCAAAGGGTGCCGGTGTTTGGTTTGGGTATGTAAGCCATTATTCTTCCTTAAATTTGTTTTTAACTTTGGTGAACTCTTCCATCAACTTCTTGAACCACTCAGGATCTCTTGACTTGGCCTCGTCAAACAAAGACTTGTTAGCCTTGAACACAGCCATGACATCTTGATCTTTCTCGGCAAAACGCAGTAGCGTCGTGGTCGATGCCCATACAGCATCAAACCAGTCGGCCTCATTGGCGTCGGGCTTCATTGTTATTTTGATACCCCAGTCCTTTGGCCCCTCTTCCTTGACCACTGGCCTTGGCTGAGGCTTAGGATCGGGCTTGGGTTCTACCTTGGATTCTGGCTTGACGCTTCCTGTTGTGGCATCGAGGGCATCGTGCTCAACGATCTCAAAGGCAGCAGTCCAAAGGTAGCGGCGCAGATAGGTCTGCACAGCACCAAGGTTCTGAACATCATGGCAACCCTTGAGTTCAGCCTTAGACATGGGGGAGGTGAATACTATGCAGTCGTTGGTCTCGACATCATAGATATTCAGGTAGGCCAAGTCATTGGTGTAAGACACCACGCCACACAGCCCAGCCTCATGGCAGATATTCTGGATCGCCGGGAGGAAATCCCCCAGTTCAAAGTATTCGTACCCCGCAAACTTATTCTTGCCGGACTTGGTTAACTTCGTGTTCTGAAGTTTGATCCTAGCGGCCTGCAACTTTTTATAAACGCTCACTTTCTACCTCCATTAATTTTTGTAAGTAATGGGCGGCCTTTTGTAAATCCTGTATCCCGCCCTTCTCCTTGTACCTAGACACATACTTGATAACGCAACCTTCCAAGTACCCCAAGTTATTTGAAGCAATATAATCCCAAGGCTGGATTGCCTTGTTCTTGTAGTGGTCTCCACCCACCTGATTGGCATTGGCTATTCTTGGAATATCCATATTCCTAAGTTGCTCTAGCGTCATTTACCCTCCTGATATTCGCGCCATTGCTGGCAACGATGGTTGACTGGGCAGAAACTTTCACACCGAGTGCGACTGCCCGGACGCACCTCGATCTCATAACCCTTACCGGCCTTCTCCAAGGCGGCATTGGCATCTTCTTCAGACTCATGGACAGACTTGGCCCGGACACCGCCGGTCTTCTTGACCGCCCACATGGTTGGCTTTTCCCACATCTCATCAGGAGTACAGGGAGGCAGGTCACCTTCGGTCTCCATTGCAAACTCACAGGCCGAGTGCTCATTGATCCGGCTACGGATGAAGGCAAGCCGTTCTTCCATCGGCCATAGTTTTATGGGGATCTCCTTGATCGGTGCCTCCGGGTATCCCTCACGATTAGCGGCATCCCTGCGGCTCCAATCCCGGATGATGGCTACGATACCCACTGAGGTCACGGGCGTCTTCTTGACCGTCTCAACAAGCCACGCGTAGATGTTTAACTGGTACTCCCACTCGATCTTCTCATTCATGACCGCCCATACGGAGGTGGTCTTGTAGTCCCGGATATCAATCCCGTCCTCATTGATGATCTGTAGGTCGATCGCCCCGGAGATATTCCACCCATCGACTTCGGCATGCAGGCGCTCCTCGACCCTATGGTTGTCATCCTTGCCATGCTCTAGGACGCCGTGGACAGCCGTGCCAAAGATAGACCAGACCATCTCCGAAACGTCCTGCTCGATCTCGTCATCGAACTTCTTGGTTAAGGCTACAATCTTGGGGCTGTTGATTAACTGTGTTACTGAGAGGTGCGCCTTGCCCTTGGAATAGGTAGGCCGGTGCAAAATGTTGACAAAGGTCTGCGGTATGTTGAACCGATTAGTAAGTTTCAAGTTTTTCTCCTAGCAATAGACAACTGAATTATGATGTAAAATAAATACCATGTCAACAGGTTGTACCCATTGATTGTCATCTGCTATAAAATGTCACTATAACAGGTGTTATAGTTAGAATCTTTAATGAAATCAATAACTTAGGAGAAAATTTCTTGCACATTCAACTGTTACTACCTTGGATACCTAGTGTTAACCACTACTGGGGGCAGTCAGGAAAGCACAGATTTATTGGAAAGAAAGGCAAGGAATTTCGCATCGCTGTAGCGGAGGCAGCAGCCGATGCAAAGGTTGAACCACTGGAGGGTAGGCTGGCTATCCATGTGGCACTCTTCCCACCAGACAAGAGAAAGAGGGATATTGATAACGTCTTAAAGGCTTTGCTAGACGCCTTAGAACACGCAGGCTGTTACGAAAACGACAGCCAGATTGATGAGTTACACGTAATCCGCCAAGAGGTAAAGAAGGGCGGCGGCTGTACTGTCATCATCCTGCCTATAGATTAGCCATCTCCCTTAGGGACTTCAGATCTATGTTCTGTAGGATCTCCCGCTCGATCGCCTTGAGTTCCCGGATCTGCTCGGCCTTCTCTGAGGCAGACATCTGGTCAGCGGCTGTGACCCGGGAAATTTCCCGGCGAATCTCGGTAAGGTTCTTGGTGATCTTATTGACCGCCTTAGCCATCCCAACACGAGTGAGGTTGGTCTCATCGGCCAAGAACTCCTCAATCTCATGGGGGCTGCGCTTCTTCAGGTCATTCAGGGTATTGACAGCCGTAGATACCTCATCTCTCAAGACGTAGAAATCATTCTTCAGGGCGGTCTCGTACTCCTTGGATACGAACCCACTGGTACCCGGCAGAGCAGCGACGGCCTCCATAAAGGACAGAGCGGGTCTAGGAACCTCAGGATCGTTGTGTAAGGCAAAGTTGGTTGTGTATAGAATCAACCCCCCTGCCGAGCCAAGCATCCCCCGCATCAAGTGATCTACTGCTATTGGGGAGATCAGTCCAGTCTGACCAAATAACTTAGCCAACTCCGATGTGCTGTCGTTGAACTGCCGCGCAGTCTCAAGACCCTGCTGGTAGGTTCCAACCAGAGGACGGCCTTGGAAGAAATTGTAGTTAATGCCGACCTCAACCAATGGCTTGACGGCCTGAGGAACCACGGTCGGGCTGAATAGGGCGTTACCCAAGGCAGCCTTCATGGAGTCCCTAAACTTACGGCCATCGGATGCACCGTTGTCCGTCATAAGCATATATGTATGTTCAGTAATAATCTTCGGGATAGAGAAGATATCTGAACGGATTGGGATAGATAACCCAGTCCCGGGGATCATGAACAGGCGATCACGCATGACCGAGGGCTTATTCAAATAGTCCTCG